GTTCCTGATGTGCCAGATGTACCACTTGTACCTGTTGTCCCTGATGTTCCGCTAGTACCAGATGTACCAGATGTACCACTTGTTCCTGAGGTACCAGATGTACCATCTATTCCGGAAGACCCAGAAGTACCACTTGTACCTGTTGTGCCTGATGTACCGCTAGTACCAGAAGTTCCAGTTGTTCCGGATGTACCACTTGTACCTGATGTACCATCTATTCCTGAGGTTCCAGATGTTCCACTTGTACCCGTTGTTCCTGAAGTACCACTTGTACCAGATGTGCCGGAAGTACCACTTGTTCCTGATGTTCCATCAATACCTGAACTTCCACTAGTTCCCGAGGTTGTTGAAATGGCTGTTACAGTAACTGTTATATTACCATTTCCATTGTCAGTTACAGAAGCACCAACAAAGGTCATACCAGTTACACTGTTAACTGTTGTTACACCGTCACCAACTTGTAAATCAGCACCGGTAAATCCAGCAACATTTATGGAGGTACCATCACTGCTATTTAAAGTTAAAGTTTTAGTTCCGGTGTCAAAAGTTCCACCGGTAATTGGCGCAGTAAACCCTGTTATAGTAATTGTACCTCCAGTACTATTATCTAAAATTACATAATTCGAATTTGGGGTAGTTGCAGAATAGTATGTACCCCCTGTAATTTGTACGTCGGTACCCAAAAAAACTCTCCAACGAGCATCTTGTCTCGAAACACCATTAACACCTTCAATAGTTGAACCAGTCCACGCAGAAATGAAATCTTGTCCAGCCTGGGAACGGTTGTTGATTGCCGTTGAATACTCAGAAATAGTTATTGCAGAGAGTCCTGTCAAGCCGGTTAAAACTGTCCATGCCGCGGTATAATCTGGAATATGGTATTGATAAACAGTGTCTGTTTCTTGAACATAAACTTGCATACCTAATCTTCTTCTTCCAGACGAAATATTATCTGAATTTAAAAATAAGGTATCTCTAGAAAATGCGTTGTTTAGACCTTTAGTAAACTGAATCGGAATTGTGTTTCCCGATAACTGTACTGGGCCCTGTGTAACACTTCCAAAAGACCAAACCAACTCATCTAAACTATAAACTTCCATGTATCCCCCCGTTTGTAAAACAGAGAAATTAGTTCCAAATGTAGAAGTTCTTGATACAGATTCAGAACCGGAAAGTTGAGCTGCGGTTATTGGATTTTTATAAGGAAATGCCATTACTTTTTTTATTTATAAATAGGTTGTCTTTTACCGTTTATGATTTTTTTTTAGTATTTTGTGTCACCTTTGAAGAATAAACTTGATGATAATGGTGGAGGTGGTACGGCTGACGGTTGTGTCGCGAATGAACCAAGCCATAATACCCTATAAGTTCCAGCGGGTATAGCAGCACCGGCGGTGACTATAACATTTGTTCCAGCCAATGTTGGGTCAGGAATACCGTCAGATAAAATATTGTCACCGCAAGCTGAACCAGATGTAATGTCTACAGTTGTATTCGTCATACTACCACCAACGCCAGCTAAAGGAATCCAGATACTATAATAGTATTGTTCATTGACATTTACCTGAGAGGTAGTAACTCTAATTGTACCGAATGTATATTGATTTTGTGGACATCCAAAGCTATCAGTACCAGAACCAGCTGGTTGTCTTATTAGAGAGGTTAAGGAGGTTACTGGTGTAATAAATTCATCTACGCCACCACTCCAACCAGGATATTGAGCGTAAGTATTTAAATTACTAGAATAATCGGTTGTTCCTGGAGTTCCAGTGTTATAATAACCAAACCAGGTCGCACCATTGTCAAACATATATTGACCTAAATTGGTACCTGAAGTTGCGTCCAACGGTTCTGGGAACAAATATGCAAAGTAGTTTGCTTCTTGAGTTGGTGTTGGTGTTGGTGTAGTGGTGGTTGTTGGGGTTGGTGAAGGTATTACATCGTTTGATGGCGTTGGCGTTGGTGTTAGGGTACTAGTTGGTGTTGGTGTTAGGGTTACTGCTCCAGGTGTGGCAGTTGGGGTTGGTGTTGGAGTTGGTGTTTGAGTTCCCAAACATATTACAACACCAGCTATCATTTGTAGTCTGGTTTGAGACGTAAAGTAGGGTGTGGAGCTCAAGGAGTCTACATAGACGTCAAAGGGACCTACGGCATCACTCTCAGGGGGTATTCTAACTAAAAAGCACTCTACATCTACAACAGTAATTTGTTGTACAACCGAATTGTTACAACCGGGAGCAGTATTGACAACGATTATATTTTGTAATGCCATGATTTTCTATAATAAATACATAAGTTCCTAAGTTTTCTACCCCCCCTTTACTATCGAATTTCATTTCATTACCGATTTAAATCTGCTAGAATTTTTTTGGTTTGTTTTTCGAAGGAAATATTTTTATGTTATGGCGTGAATTCTGTAACAGTCATGGTAAATGTACAGTCAACAGATTCAACAGAAATTGCAAAAGCACAACCGAACGTACAATCTAAAATTTCAAATTTTTCACAACCCTCATTATCTAAAAGGATGAGCATAATTTGCGGAGCAGTATCAAATAACGCTGGAGGATAAAAATTTGCGTCAGGAGGAATAGCTCCAGTATTGCTAATGGTTCCAATTAAAACTCTATTGTTACCATATATGTCAGCAACAAATACACTTATCGGAACGTTTCCAGAAACTAAAGAAATTCTAATTTGTGTCATGTCAAGCAAATGATGTCGTATACTATAATTAGTTTGACGCTCAGTTCTTGACCAATGATGGAACTACCAGGATTAGCAGAAATTGAAATTTGATTTGTCAGAGGGTTGATATTAACAGCAGTAACACCTTGGATACTTTGCAATAAGTTTGTTATGGTTGTAAACCACAGATTATCACTTGGCACATCAACCAAGGAATTACCAGTATAAAAAGTGTTGTTTAAGAAAGTATTTTGGGGTTGAATTTCAATTTGAGCCGTATATGTTGCTGATATTAAAATACATTCACTGTTACCAGCAGTTAAATCATTAAACCCTTCAACAAGTATTTGATTAATACCATGTTTTGTTGGAGATAAAATGTTAAAAACCTCTGAACCCATTGAATAGGTCTGAAAGGTTACGCACTTGGCGGCACATTCTATAATTGTTTCTCTTGATAATGAACAACCATTCGCATCTTGCACAATTAACGAATATGTGCCACCGGAAAGACCCTCAACAGTAATTTCTTGGGGGTTACCAGCAACGTTTGCACTCCAATTAAAATTAAAGGGTGCCGTGCCTTGGGTTATAAATGCTGTTATTATGCCCTCGTTTCCAGAACCACAAGAAGTCGAGTACAAAGAAAAGTCTACTGGTACCGAACTCGATATTGTGAACGGAGTGAAAATGGAACATCCTTCAGAATCAACAACGGTCAATATGTGTTGCCCAGGACTTACGTTTGAAAACGTAACCCCATATAAATTAGAATCCACAATGTTGTTTGTCCCGTCAATAGAATAGGTTAAAGGCAAAACAGCTTCCTCACTTATGGATACTTGCAACACACCATCATTCAAGCCACAAGTAGCTGGTTGCAAAGAAATGGAAATTTCAAATTTATCCTCAGCAATCAAAGTCACTTCCGTGGTGTATACGCAACCTGTGGTATCTTCCACAAAAATTGAATATGTACCCGATTCCAAATTCGAAAAAATTTGTGTAGTTGTGTTACTGTTGACAGAATTCATATCCCCACCAGGATAAATTAATGTATAAACATAAGGAGCTACACCCCCAATAACACCAACGTTAATAGACCCATCATTCGCCGAACAAGTTGAATTAGTAGTAGAAACATTAACAGAAGAAATTCCACCAGGACTAGCAATCGAGGTCGTTGCCAAAAATTTACATAATCCAGCGTCAGTTACACTTATACTATAATTTCCATTACTTAAATTGGATAAGGTTAATGTTCTTAGATAACTTATCTCAGAATAACCTGTGCTGGCAGAATAATAAAAGGGGGGTGTACCATCAATAACAGTTATTGTAACGCTACCATCAGCTTCAAAACAAGTCGGAGATGTAGAAGTTATTGTCCCTAATGCAACCGGCTCCACCTCAGTGATAAGCGCATTTTGCGTTAATTGACACCCAAGCGAATCCGTAACTTGCACAGAATAAACACCAGGGGTCAATCCCGTAATGCTACTCTGTGTAGAGCTGTTATTCCACAAGTATGTAAAAGGGGGGGTGCCCGTAATTCCTGTCACGTAAATTTTACCTGAAGGTAAACCATTACACGAAGCATCAGGAACAACATACAACCCATAAGAAAGCGGAGTGGATTGCTCAACAATAAAATTAGCACTACGACCAGTTGCACCCCCCCCATCAGACCCAAATAAATAATAAGTTCCCGCAGAAAGATTATTAAATTCTACGGTACCAGTATTACTTGCTTGAGATTGTACCAATATATCATTATTGGTAAAAACCTGGTAATCAGTTATTGCAAATACAGAAGAAGAAGTTCCTGTCACAGAACCATTGTCCGAACCACAAGTAGTGGAATTTACATTTAATATTGAAACACATAAACATTCTGATATAGTAACGTTTATAAAAAATTGCGCATTGACAGGGCTGGCTGAATCGTTAGCTCGAACAAAATAAGTTCCAGGTGCTAAATTTGTTTTTATAGGACCAGTGCCAAGTTCTGGATTATACCAATCAAAAGTATACGGTCCTACCCCTCCAGTTGGGATGATTTCGGCACTACCAAAACCCGTTTCACAAGCACCAATAATATCAAGGGTGTAATCAAAAATAACACCATTACCAAATGGTGTTGTTGTACTTAAAGTTCCCGTTGGGGTGGGGGTCACGGTTGGGGTAGGTGTGTTTGTAGGGGTTGAAGTATTTGTCGGGGTTGGTGTGGGTGTGGAGCAGGTTTCTATTGATGTTATAACACCACCACCAGAACCAACCACATAAACGACTTGGGGATTTAAACTATCCAGAATATACCATCCATCGTTTGCTTCAGCGGATACACTGCAACCAGCACCATTGTAAATAATATCACCAATTGCGGGTGAAGAAGGAGTGACCTCATCAATAGAATAAATCTCTAAACTGGGTGAGGTACAAACTTCACTTAAACTTATAAAACTAAAATCAATTGGTCCTAGGTTACGACACGCCATGTTTCTTTCTTATTATTATGCAGGTTCTACCTGTCTTGTTATTGGACAATCTAAGGTTATGTTTATTCCAACATTTAAACTTACGTTTTGTAAAGAATTTTCCAATACGCAATTTAAATTTGTTATTGTCAAGAAGTTTCCGTTCAAAGTATAGGTATATCCGTACTGATATAAATTGTTAAGATTATCAATTAAAGTTTGCCTCCATAATAACGACGTGGGAACATCGTTAATTCCTGAACCTTGATAAAAAAACACATCAATAATTGTTTGATTCCCAATTGTTAAATTCAAATACCATTGTGAGCTAATTGAATTAGGATTATAAAACCCAGCATTTGACCCGACTGAAATCAAATAATTATTAACCCTATTTATCAAAATAGCTTGGAAATCAGATACCGTAACATCACCATTCAACCAAGGGTAAATAAAAAAATCAACATATTCTGTGTTGCAATCGTAATCAAATATGTTGGAGATAATAAAACAAGGTTGAGCTTCTACCGGAATTAATTGACAACCTCTTTGACGTCGATATACAAATTTTTGTTTTTGAAAAATAGAATTTTCCAATCTCACACCTGTATTCCAAAGTGTTGTTGCTGGAATCATTTGTTCAATAAGTTTCATCCAATATGGGCCAATAGCATCCACGTATTCAATAAGTTTTTGATACGTGTACTTGTTGTTTGGTATACCAACAGTTTGTTCAGATTCTAGATATTTCCAAAACACCGATTGTAGAGTTGGGTAACCCCCCGTTTTGCCATCAGAAATAAACATTCTATTTCTGGTGTTAATCATGTTTTGCCAGAAAGTTTGATAAAATTCGAAAAAAGTTTTTTTCTGTGGCTCGGGGTCTATAAATGTATCATCAATTCCCCCTGGCGATGGAAAATTTGCTGTAAATCCAGACTCGGGTATCGGATAGTTAAACAACCTTGACTGGTCCCATACATCATACGCATAACCTTGTCCAACATTTAAAAACAAATCAATATTTTTGACATTAAGAACAAGTTTTTCATCGTCAGTAAAATAGTAAGCTTCATAACCACCTTCAGTATCAATTCGTAAACGATTATCTGTGGCAACCCATGATTTTTTGTTGTCAGCTATTTTTCTCAATTTAAACCCTTCTTGCATATAGGGAAATTGATTGAATCTGTCTAAATAAATTCCTCCGTAGGTAAATGGTTGTAATTGGGTTTGTACATCCACATTTTGCCCAGTGAATACGTCACCAGTAATGGTAATCTGATTTGGACTTCTGTGGTCTGGTGTGGATTCATACCATCCTGCCCCTTCTTGGAAAAAAACTCCATTTGTACCAGCGGGATTGGGTGCTTTTGGAAATCCTAAATCATCAACCGGATAATCATTTCTTCTTATATTAACGGTTTCAAAAGTTGAAGATGTTGTAAAGGCTGTAAAAATTTGACCTCTTATTGAAAATGTGTTTCCTGGTGACAATGCAGGTTGCTCATTCACATAAGTTCCACCAGACAATTGCGTAAACTGAGTATCGAACTTACTCATACTAATTCTCTGGTCAGCCAGATAAATATTTTCGTTGAATTCTATAAGAGCTTCTGGTGCGCCAATCAATCTTAATAAAAATTCTATTGAACGCCTTGTTCCTTTTGATTTAAAAAGGTATGCAGAGTTTAGAATTAAATTTCTATAAAACTGATAATTTAATTCAGTGGGGGTTTGTGCCCTAGCATAACCAGGATATTCTATTTGATTAGTATTCCCAAAGACACTGCCTAAAAAATCTTCATCGGTTATTGGTGAAAAATTATTACTCCAACCCAGAGTTTGTGATAAGTTAAAAAGTAACTGAGAAGGTATGTCGTTTTGCGGAACATAGTTAACAGAATTCATGTTTGCTAACGCATCGATATACTGCTTTACTTGGTCAAAACTTCTGCCATATATTTGTAGAATTTTTTCCACCTTTTGGTCCATAGTATCAAACTCTTTGATTGATGCTGTTACCAAAAATCTAGAAATCAAATTAGTTTTGTAAGTGTCCAAATCTTCTGCGACATCGGCTAATCTGGTTAGATATTCATCAAACCTAAAAGATGTGATGTCCAAGTTCCAGTCACCATCTTTGGGGAAGGTAATTTGAACATAGGAAGTATAAAACTGACCCGCTTGGTTTTGTTGAGGCACCTGGAAGTTTGCCGTGTACTCCGGTCGAATCAATCGATTCATCAGAAATTGTTCAACCTCATCGAAGTTTTCTTGGAATACTTTGTCAACTATGTAATCACTCGGTCTAATTAAAAAGTTTTCCACAGTTGACGACGTACTAACTCCAAAAGGTGCTCCAGATACGACAAACACTAAATTTCCAGAAGATTGACTTGTTGAAGGTACAAAATCAACAACAGGATATTTTATATCATCATAATCCAAAACATAATTCAAATAGCTTCGAGTTAGATTTCGATACTGGGATGCTTCAAGTTCTCTAACCATCAAGGCTGTGGTAGCACTTTGTGAAAACTCGATTAAAAATGGATTATATGCTTGTAATACTGGTACCGTAAAAGTTGTTTCTTTCTCAATTGGGTCGTATGAAATGTTTGTTGCTGTTTGACCTGATGAAAAATCTGGCATCAGTCTTCTTACATCCAAAGCTGCCGGAAAAAAATTAATTATATGAGTGACCGATACACTTAATCTTTTAGCTAAAGAACCATAAAGAGAAAAATTTAAGACCTGTGAAACATCATAACTAGGGTAAACTCTAAATTGCGTCTGTAAAATTCGTCTACTTTCCTCTAATGAATTTACATCCAAATCCTCAAGAGATATTGGGTTGGAAAAAGTACCAATTGAAAATGTCCGGTTAACTTTTTCAGTTACAGATGTTGTAAAATCAAAAACAGCAGATGTTAAACCGCCCCCCTCGACAACTTGAAATCCTACAATGTCGTCAAAAGTTCCAGCACCATTACCTGGGGTTGGTGGGTAGAAAAACTTCGTGCTATTTATCGCCATTAACTAACTATTGTTGTGAAGTTTTTAGTAAAATCAATGTTAGCTCCCCTGTCTTGTCGAACTTCATAAAGCAGTGCATTAAACTGGTCACGAATTTCAAATAAGTTGTATTGCTTGTAAATGTTATTTTCACTGTCATAGATTGTGTAGATACCATCATCAATACTTTTAGTTTGATTACCGTATAAAGCAATAGCAAGTGATGAAACATCATATTCAACCATGTCAATTTCGATAGAAACTGGATTAAAATATGTGTTTGTCATTATTATATTTTGTGCTGGCTGTCCTATGAATGGAGTTGCATTAGGTTTGTTTGTTGGTGATGAAGATGGTGATAGCGTACAAAACATTAAATTTGTAACGCCTTCAACATATCTGTATCTGATTGCTTTTTGTGTGGTGTTAACTTGGTTAACAACTACAGGTTCACAATAAAAATTTGAAGTTACAATCCTAAAAAAGTTGGGTATTTTTGAGCCATCTGGATTCAAATATTCTACACGAAAACCTATGAGCCCTTGTGGTGTAAATTTGTTTCTAAATTGTGATGGCACATTATTTAAGTCTATTATAATTCCTTTTACGTTGGGTAGTGCTGACAACACCCCACAATCAGTTATCGATGTTCTTATCTGAGCAGGTCTCAACATCATAGTGTAAATCCCTACTTGATTAAAAACGTCAGCAGGTAGAGTTAAATTATAAAGACCCCCCAAAACCTCAACGTTTGCATTACCACCAGTATTTGCGTTATTAAAATAAGGTCTTAATACACTTGGAGAATCCAAAGTTGTGAGAATAAAATTTTCTGTTTCATCCCTAGATGGGGTGTAATTTAGGATGATTTCAACATCCTCCGGTGAAACATCCGCCGGTCTTAGGGTTCCATATGTGCCGATAGCCATCCTTAAAGTTTCTTATTTTAATAAATAGTTTATCCCTTATTTTCTATGGTATAATATCCATAACCATAGTTTATTAATCCAGAAAGGGTAGATACTTCACCCAATCTTTGAATCTGTTGATAAGCAGAATTTTTACCCCTTTCAACGTAAACATTAGTTACTATTTGAGGTTGGTCTTGAATTTTAATCAATAACTCATCCTTCGTTATTGGAACTGCTGTTAACATGTCACTAGTAAAACCACTACTGTTTTGAAAATATATGCTTGTTCCATCAATATAGTCGTAGTACTCAGTGTCTTGTATAGTGTATGCTGTAAAGATTGGATTCATGTCTGTTATAACCCCATAAGGTTGTCCTCCAAAAAATACCGGAACACCAACTTGGTATTGAATTTGCCCATAAAGAGCAAGTTCAGTTATTCTTGAACTAGTGTTGCCTGAAACTATAAAAGGTACTTGGGTGTAGCCAGAAGATATTTCACTTTCAACTGTGTTTACAGCATCTCCTGAAAAAATATAATCATAACTTACTGGCGTGTTTGCCCAGCTGCCTCCGAGTGGGGTAAAAAAAGCTCGACCCAGTGGATTGTATATCACCGCGTTTGTAAACGGTATAGTAATTTTCTTTGAAACGTTATTCACACCAAACGGTGTTGTTTGTTTCATTGTAATGGTATAACCTGTGGGTGTATTCGGATAAGTATGTGATACAATATCCCCGATAAAAATTTCATCCGGGGTGTTATCACCCCAGTTTATAGTATAACTTGCCAATGAAAGATATGTAGCAGCTTTGTCTGAGGAATTGAATACTGTATAAACATATGGGGATTCTGTTGAAGAAGTAAAAATAAAATTTGTTACTACGTCTTTTTGCTCTGCCGCACCATCAAATGGAGAATAATATCCCAAATCAATTGTAGTTTCAGTTAATAAAATACATAAACTTAATCCTGTCAAAATAGAATTTCCATTTGTACCCCCACTTAAAACTTGAGTCATGGAAGAATAAACCCCCACAGTCTCACCACTTACATCTACGAAAGTTAAGTCAGAAGAAATACTTCCAGGTCCTATAGCAAATTTATAATCAGTCATTTGGCCCTACGTATTCATACCATTTTATTGGCACATTTGTACCTACTCTACTAAAGGTTAATAAATCATAAACCAAATATTTTTCGCTCGGATAATCTAATTTATAGATGTAATAAAAATTAAACAAATTATTTACAGCGAAAGTATTAATGGTTTGCAAGTTTTGGGGTCTATTTATCATTCTTGTAAATTCACCAGTCTTTGCATTGTAAAATTTGCAACTAACATAAAATTGGTCAATATCGATATATTCTTTTGATTTTAACCAATAAATAAAAAAACCATCCGTATCTCCAACGTAATCTAGAGAAAACTTTGGTTTGTTAATTAACACATTTTGACCTTGCATTACTACAGGCATTTGTTCACCTTGCGTTGTTGGCAAAATAATGGTCAAATAATTTTGCTGTTCAGATTCTGATGGTGTATCATAAAAATCCAACTTAAAGAAACTTCTTGTAAACCTTTGTGTGTAGTAATAAATTTCATCATATGTGAAACCTTCAGCATTGTAATTTGAAATCCAATTTCCAGACGCTAAAGTATTATTCAAACTCCCCCCAGAAAAAAAATAAAATTCATAATTAATACTAGTACTAAATGTTGTGTCTACAACTGTTTCTTCTGAACTTCTTTCCGTAAACGTATATCCAGAATGCGCAAATCTAGTTGTTTCAAAATCGATACCCAGGCCAGCAATGTCTTGATTAATTTGGGCTTCAAGTTTGTCTATTTCATTTTCTGTGTTTAACAATTCCCAATCTAACATAACAGGTACTTGAATAACCTTATCCGCGTTGTTAACACCTAATTTAATTTGAAACTTATTCGCAGTCATCGATAATTGGTTGTATTGGTATATTGAATCCACTCAGAACCTCTTGATAATTACTTCCTTCAGGAATTAATCTAAAAATTTGGTAAGAAAAAGAATAATGAGCCCTGTTCAGATACGGAAAATTAGTGCCCCTGTCCAGTTCATCAAACTCCCCATACAAATAGGGTTCTCTCCATCGGAATTGTTGGGCTTGTTCTGAAAAATATGCCCAAGTAGGAATATTTTCAACTTGATTTGAAGGTGCTGTTTCAATATAATCAGAGAAAACCCTTAAAACCATCGTATTGTGGGGTAGGTAATAGTAACCTTGTGGATTACCAGTTGGGGTTATTTCGGTAGTAAAAACTTCCTGATTATATTGTATTTTCTGTACGTATCTTGAAACAACAAGTTCATACTGATTAAAATCATTCCATTCACAAAAATCACCATCCAGTAACTCACCAGGATTTAAAACTCTGTTATAATAAAATGTTTCAGTTGTACCGTTGGTTCTAGTGTAAGAATCTACTGGTATATTTGTGTAAGAATTTTGGTTGAATTCAGACCACCATGGTGTGATTACATTATTGATATTAAAAACCCAGCCTTGTTTTAATCCAAATCCATTGCTTGATTTGTTAAAATAACCACTAAACCCTTTATTAATAATTGATAAAAATATTTCTCCAACAGGTCTATTGTGATTGTCAGTAATACCACTTAAAACCAAATCTTTTGCTAATGTAACATTGTAAGTTAAAGAGGATGTTTTTTGTGAAATTCTAGTTATGTCATTTGGTGTAATCGAACTGAATTCTAATTTTTTTTCATTAGGAAATGCATTAATTTCAAATCCGGTTTTCGTAACAATAATATCTTGTTCATTAAAAACTATACGATTTTTTCTAACATAATATTCAGACCGTGTTCCAACTAGATTATTCGGGTCTAAAACTCTTTTGAAAGTACCTGTTATACCATCACTAAAAGTCGTGCCTGTATATCCAATGTCTAAAATGTTAAAAATATAATTTGAGCTTTCATAGTTTGAGTCGCCAAAAGAAAAAATACCAAAAACATTTTCCCCTTCATAGGTTAATGATAATTCCACAAAATTATCTATAGTCAGATTGTGTGGCATTAAACACTGAAACGAAATTATATTAGCCCCACCTTGTGTTGATTTAAACACAATAAAAGGTATACCATCACCTGAAACCCAGTTAATAGTTTCACCCTGATAGGTTGCTTGCATGGGTTTGGTAAAATCATTCTCTGCCGCATAACTTAGGTAATAAGTCCAGTTGTATGTATATGCACTTGACGCTCTATAATTTATATGTCCATCATCGATTCTTGGTCTAAAAAAATCGAATTCGTAGTATTGCGGAAACCCTTTCCAAATCCCACTTAGTTTGGATTGTGTTGGCTCTACATAGTAGAGATTATTTTTGAATGGGTTATATCCTGTAGTCCCAGTTAAAGTATTATCATAAAGATATTGAATTTTAAATGCAGGTCTAAATCTGGAAGAAGCTTGCCTTTCATCTTGGTATAATTGCTCCAATGAAAGCGAATTGTTTCTCACATATTGAGTCAATTCTTTTTGAGTTTGATTTAACTCAATATTAACCTGTTGGTCAACTATTGGGGCTGACTTGAAACTTAAACTCGAGGGGACAATCTCAAACTTATTCATCTGCTAAGTATTTTGATTTGAATCTATCCAGCGAAGTAGCACCATTGATTAACCCAAAATAAAAATGATTTGGAGCACCTATTGCAAATACACTAGGATAATTTCCTGCAGTAGCTGAGACATTTCCATTACCATCCACGTTAAAAATATATCCTCTGGCATACACATCATTAAGTTGGGAATTAGAGCCTAAAAAGTAAGATGGCTGAGCGGGGTCTGTTCTATCAAGATTTTGGTAATTTTTATTGAAAATATCATTATTATCGGTAGCCCAGTTGTTACTTTGCGTACCAAAAATTCCAACTTCTGAACCTAAACTAAATGGTAGACTTATATTATTAAAAAATCTTGCATTGTCTTGCCTTTTCCAACGGTAGAAAGGCACTCTTTGAGATTTTAAATCATAATAGTAAGGGAAGGCGTTTGATGTTGGTGTTGGTCTGAAATTGATTCTACCAGGTGATAAATAATCTTTGTATTGTAAATCTTCTGTTGTTGAAGAATAAAATATTCCCATCACAGAAAATCCATTTGGATTTCTAGAAATAAAAATTGGGTTGTCCGGATTGTTTGCAACATTAGTATAATTTTGTGAATTGAATTTAACAACACCAAATTCTGAGTTAATTGAAAGCATTTGAGTTATGTCACCATCTAATCTAAGTTGTCTTCGCGAAAACAAGGTATTAATCGCCAAATTTGTCCCAACAATTCCTGGATAATAATTAAGTAACAACCGCAAATAACCCGCATTTGTAATCCTTGAAATAACAAATAAATTCAACAAGTCACTTGTGTCACCATAACTAGTGGGTGTAAGAGCGTCCATTACAAAACCATAATCAGAAGGGTTAAGTGTCAATTCCTTAAATACCGCTGTTTTAGGACCCAGATTCATTATTGTTGCTGGTGTTTTTAAGGCATAATCATTTATTGTACCAGTTAAAGGATTATTATCTTTACCAATAAAATTGTTTGTAGTCGGACTATAAGGGCTACTTCTATAATAAAAATTATTACTATCTTCATTGTAATAAATCAAATCTTTACAAAAAACCCTTCTAGAAATTTGATTGTTTCCACCGTAAAGTGTTCTTACAGCAAAAGGAAATGTATACAAACTACCATTTACCCAATTGTTTGTAAAAGTTTGTGATACCACACCTTGACATAACGCATAGAAAAATCTGTAGCGTAATCCCCACTCATTAAATGCAACCAAATCAAGAGGTAACCCTGTTATGAATTTTCTTGCAAAAACGAAACAACCCCGTTCAATTCTATCCTTTTCAGCGCAATTAGTATCAACAACTATTGTATCCCCAACATTATCGTAACAATCCAAACTGACCATTGATTCACAAGAAAAAGTTGCAGTTACGTCCAAATAATCCGGCAAATCTTCGATGTCATTTCCAGTAATATCTGCCCCTGAGCCGTAGGTTGTTGTCACAATATTTCCATCTGGTGTATCGATAGTGTAAACCGTAAAGCCGCGATTCATTTGTAAAACCGGAACTACAGAATCCCAAGCGAAACCATCAAGAAAATCTGACGAAGGTAAACGGTCGGTTCTTAGAACATTTTTACTTTTATTGGAAATGTTTAATTTAGTATTGGTTGATGACACTGTTGGTAAAAGAGAAAAACTAAAATAAGTGCTAAAAGCTTTTCCGGGATTTTCACTTACCGCAATATAATAAAAATCAGCACCCGACAAATCTTCGACCGCATCGTATTTTGCTGGTGAAGGTAAAGAATCGAAAGCGTCATTTGCGTTTATACTTGTTACAATTTCGACTGCGTTATTTATAGGTGTATTTAATAATGATGAAACCCAAGGCATAGGACCCTGAAAAAATAGTGGATTAGGGAGGGGAGGGCCTACAGAAGGGTTTTTATAAATAGAAAAATTTCTATTTGCATCTATTGCACTATAATACCCTACATTGCTGGTTGTAAATGCAGAAAACTCATTGGTTGGCTCGAAGAAATAAGATTGATAAAAAATATTATTCTGGGAGTTGTGATTTTGTACTGAAATTCCTCCAGCAGGAAGTGCTTGAATGGGAATATTCAACCTAGTTTGAGTTGTTATTGTTAAAGAGTTTTCATTTGGTAAACCCAAAATTTTACCAATACCATATTTGTTTGTGTATAACGGAGAATAAGGGTCAACACCTCTTTGTAAAATTGTCAAGTATTGGTTATCAAACCCATCAAAGAATTCTCTCGTTTTTAAATTTAATGAAGGTCTATCATTCCAACCACCTAAATTAAAATTTAAAATAGACCAATCAATTTTTGTTGAAGAGTTTAACAATTCAAGTATTCCACCAAAAGGATTAGGTGGCGAACATGGCCCTTGTAGTGTTACTGTCCCGCTTCCTTGTGTGATGATTGGTGTTGTAGAAGCGCACACTGTTTGAGACCCAGGGAGGTATTGGTTGATTGTATTATCATACGTCGACGTTACATTTAACAACTGATTATTTCCAGAACAGTCAATGTAAGTAACATCGACCGAAAGCTGCGCATTTGGGTCAAAATCTGTTTCAATGAAATACGTGTTACAAATCGGTGTTCCCCCTCCACTAGCAAGAACAAACGCATCACTCAAAGTAATGGCTGTCAAAACCTGGTAATATTCGAGGTCTGCAGGAAATTTATAATTTTCTATTGAGGAACCCGAATTAAGAAAATAACTTTGGCTTGTATTAGTTGTTTGACTCGTTGCATAAGTCACATTGATTTGCCCGGGACCTGGTAAAAGTGTATTACCACTAATCCCATTGAAAGTGTTACCCGAGTATAAAAAATTCTTGTCCTCCGTTTTTGCCAGGTCAACAAAAGTCAACAATGTTCCTGCCGGCAGAGCTGATTGAGTCAAAATTGTTAACGTGTTGTCAAAGTGTTGACTAGTTGTGTTATTTGGATTGTCAAAACTTACACTAATTTTGTTAACACCATCAAAATATTTTTTCCTTGTGTTAAAAATATTAATTCTTTGCGCCATCGGAATATCCGAAGAGATTGCAAAAATCTTTTTTGCGATGTTAATAGAATTAAGAGTGTCCGGTAATCTTGATGTTTGTGATTGTGTGGAGTTGTCTTCTGCTAGTTTTTTTACTTCAGCTGTTCTTGTACCTAAAGCTTCAGAAAAAATCAAAGAAAGTGCCGAAACGTTAGCGCTACTTAAAACACCGTCATCCCCAATTTTTTCTGGTGGTAATAGTGGATAATTTTCCAAAGCTTCAAAGTAACGAACACTTTGTGTAAGAGGTGTTAAAATAGAATTTGGAATCCCATTTTCACTTGTATCTAAATCTGGAGTAGCGCATTCACAATTTTGACACTCAGGATATGTAATCATTGGTAATCTAATCGGTTTTAACTTAACCGAACCGATAGAAAGAATTCTTAATATCAAACCAAGGACATGGTACGCAATTAAAACAATTGGAAATATTAACTGAATAAATTGCATCAAAATTGCAAATAGAAAAAATTGTGAACTAAAATTTTTAAACCCTTCATTTACTGGAAACTTATTAACCGTTGTTTCACAATCGTTATTACCTATGTCTTTAACTCCAATGAACCTACCTCTACTAAATCCTCTTTTGTATTGGTCAATTAAACCAGCTGGGGTGTATACTTTATTGTATTCAAATTCATAAAAAGTATCCTCACAGTTTATTGCCGCTTGCAATTTTTTGTTAGAAACAGAAGTAAATTCAGCGTCTGTGTATCCAGTCCAATTCAATCCAAAATAATAAGAACTGGCTAATTCACGACTTGTGTCGAATGAGTTGTCATAATACGGGTCAATTGAGGAAACTCTCCACCCCCACTCTCTTACGTTTGGTAAAAGATAGTATCCCCTTTTTACCGGGTCGGTGTCATTAGGTGATTGTTGCCATTTTACTTTGAAGCGATATTTGGATTTTGTAGGAATACCAACTCGAGGGTCTCTCGAGAATATTCTCTGACCTTCTTCATTGGTTGTCACATAATCCAAATTCATGGGTATTTCAATCAACCAAGTTCCATTTTCATCTATAACATTACCTGAGTTTTCAAGACGATATTCCTCAAGTATGGGCCTTCCTTGGTCATCCTGAACTATGGTTTGTCTTATGGCAAGTAACTGGCCTGGACCAGTAGTTAAGTCACAAAGGTTGCCCATGTTATCCTTTGGTTTACAACCGGCGGTGAGTATAGAAGGTGGGTCTTGACCAAAACCAAGAGGTGCTGCTATTTTGAATTCATCACCAGTAGAATAAATTGAACCCATGAAAACAGCTGTTGGTTGAATTTCAACGTTAGCTTCTTCTCTCAAATCAAAATCAATCCTACTGATTGAAGATTGACAGATTGTTGGTTCGCCCCAGAAAGGGGCTACTTCAAAAATTTTTTCGACATGTATTATTTGCGGCAAAGTATCTAGGTCTGGTGAACTACGAAATCTATCTCCAGCAACTTGAGATTCTGTTGCTAAACCAGTTCTAATTAAATCTTGAGGCGTAAGTGAGAATTCACCAATATCACTCAAATCTAAATCCATTACAATAGTTTGTTGTCCTACTGGGACTCCAAGTATCATGAAGTCACCGCTATCATTTGTTTTTACAGTAAATTTGTAATACTTGTCATAAATTTCAACAACAACTGGGTCTTTGAGAACATCTTCCCTAGATGGAAATGTCCCTGTTGCGGCATGGTTTGTATATGATTGTACGTAAGGGAGTAGATTAAACCTATACCCATCATCATTTTTATCGTTTGGCTGAGTGTATGGGTATAACTGAACAATCCTATCATTTAAAGAGTCAATTTCAGTTATTGGTACGAATATTGAAATTTTTGCATTCGGGATTCCAAACCCCCCATTTGCCACAACTCTACCAGCCACCACCCCGTAATCAGCACAATCACGAGGGTAAACATCATTTTGAAAAATTTGAAGGGAAAGAATTTCTAAGAATTCAAAATCTTGGTCTAATTGAAATGATATATTTTTGTCTATACCAATGTTTGTGTTAATTCTAAAGGACTGTCCCATTCAAGGTTTTAATGATAAATATTTATGGTGTTTTTTTTAAAAACACTTTTATAAATGAAATATACCTAGTTAGGAAATTAAATAAAGATGTTAAGAAAATGATACGTTTTGTAAGTTCTTAACTCTTACCACAATGTCTTTTTGTGGATATCTAACTTGATAAACCTGGTTTGGTTCGGCGAATATAGTGTCGTCTACTGGTTGAATTATTTTCAATTCAGGGTCAGAATATGTCATTGAGGTTTCTGCCCCTGAATATTGACCACCTACTTTGTTGGAGATTGTAATATCGGCAACTGTAATAACACCTGTTTGATTTTGAACTATGCTTCTTAATTGTGACAGATAAACGTTTTGACCTAATTCCCTTACGATTGGATTAAAGTATTCAGAAATTCTATTAACAATCTCTGAAACAACTTGTCCAGAGTTTTGGGTTGCATCAAGTACTACTGAAACATCTACACCTAAGTCAATTACGTTTGCTGTGGTGACTTGAATGTAGTCATTTATCATGCGATAATTTGAAAGGTAGTTAGCAACATTTTGTTTTAACGTATTGGATACAATATTTGTAAGTTTACCAGAGGTGTCAAACGACAACAAGTTTATAAGAATTTTATTGTTATTTTCAGTAATAGAAACTTTTGCTGGAGCACCAAATTGACTTGGCATGTTTCTTAAAAGAGATTCATAGTCGTTAACGGTGACAGCTCTTTTCTGTGCTGAAAAATTGAAGCTAACATAATTTCTTACTTCTTCTGTTGTGGGAACATTTGAACCGCCAATAGCCGCTGTTGGGTTGTTGCATCTCAAAGAGTTGATTACGGCAGAGTTAATTGTTTGGGATGGGCCATTAACAAAGAATGAAACTGTTCCAATCTGATTAATAACATTGGTTCCAATATTAGTTGCAAGTCCCCCACCTATTCTGTATTGTATGAATAATGTTGAATTTGGAGATAATGTTGACCCTAAAGAAAAATTATTACTCAAAGATTGTAGATTCACAGGAACACCTAAATTGGTAAAAGCATTGAGTTGGTCTTGTGCAGATGTTGTTCCTCCACCAAATGTCATTTTTAAAAAACCCTCCGGGGTAAATTCAGTTATAAAACGACTGTTTGTTTGAATGTATCTACCAACTTTAATACCTGGTTGGTCAGATACTTTAGTTGGGTCCTCTATAAAAACGCGGTCTTCAGCTAACGCATCAACCTCGAGCCATCTGTTTTCTAAGCCCAAGAATTCTGATGCTGTAGGAACGTTTGTATAATTAGTACCCGATTTCAACAAAACACTAGTAATCCCAAGAACATTTTTTTCAGGTAAAAACAAATCAAAAAAAGGTCTTACATCACTAGGATTAACTACCCTTTTGAAAACTTTAGTAATTCCATTCACTACCAATTCTCTTTTAGTAATTGTATAGTTAATTAAATTACCATTAGCATCAAAGTTTGGTATTTTTGTTCTATTTGGAAATCCCGAGCTATTATATGGCGATGCAAAATCAACATCGTTTTGATTTTCAAATGCAATACCCGCACCGAAAACTTGGGAACCCCTAGTCAAAATACCCAAATATCTTTCATCTTCTTTGTCTCCAAACGCAGGGACAGTAATTGAATAATCAACCAATGCTACTGAAGGGCGTTGTCCGGGTACTTTTAGACCGTAGGTTCGGGCTATATTATAAATTGAAGACCTTTGCTGAGCATATTGTAGAACAGTTTCTTGTATACTTCTGTCAATATTATAATGAAGGTTGTCTGCAATTGCAGCATTCAAATCAAGAAAAACTGAAAACACCGAGGCATCATTAAAATCCTGGATTAATTCAGGATAATAAGTTCTGACATAATTTTGTAATTCAATTCTAATACTTTCGTAATCCCTAGCAGTATAAGATATTCTATTGTTAGCCATATATTTTAAATATTCAAAATGACAAAATCACTTTGGGCAAAAGTGTTATTATCTACAGCATAGTCAATTCTCACTTTTGCGGTGTATTCTGACGTGCCTTTACCAGGCACTCTAAAGACATTGTCTTTTGCCTGACCAGGAATACTTTCACCTCTAGCCAACGGTACTTCTTCAGAGGGGTCTGCGGGTTCGATGGTTATATTATTTATTAAAAGATTAGGCATAAATTGTTGTACGGAGTCTCTAATATCTGCTTCAATCGCATCAAAAGTTAACCCGTCAAAAGGTTCAAATAAAAATTCATATAATCTAGTTCCAAAAGTTGGCAAGTAATATCTAGAACCTTTTCTGGTAAGTAATAAATGAATTAAATCACTTCGAATTTGAGCAAACTGAGTTTCAGTTAATAAAAGAAAATCACCCCTACTGGAATTTTCAAATGGAAATGCTAAACCATATGTGACACCTTCAGCCATATACCATAAATATACCTTGAAAATTTTTATAAGAAATGTAAAAACCCCAACAAATTATTTGTCAGGGTTTTTATTAATTTCCGTTTTAACGTTAAATCACGCCTCACATGATGCACAATGCAAATCATTCAAATTCAATTTTTTTCTAGCAAATGCCTGAGCCGAATTCATAGAATGTTGATAATAAAGAGTTTTGACTCCTAACTGCCATGCGTCTACCAAGAGTTTATTAACAGCTTTAGTGGGCAAATCCGGTGAAATCATAAGATTTAAAGACTGGGCTTGGTCGATAAAATCTTGTCTGATAGCTGCCTGGTTAATAATTGCGGATTGATTAATTTCAGCAAATGTTCTAAAAACTTCTTTTTGTTCATCAGTTAAAAACTCCAAATGTTGAACTGAGCCATCATTCTTTTTAATACTATCCCAAGTTGACTTAGTGTCTTTACCCAAGTTAGCGAGTAGTTTTTTCAACACGGGATTTTTGATAGTAACTTTAATTTTAGCTACGTCTTTCACATAACAATTTGACCAAATTGGTTCGATTGATTGTGATACTTGTCCTAAAATAAATGCAGATGATGTTGTTGGAGCAATTGCGTTTAAAGTGACATTTCTACGACCATAACCAACTAAAGTTTCTGGTTCGCCAAACATGTTGGCTAATTCAGCTGAAGCCTTGTATGATTTTTCCTTGATAAGTTTGAATACTTCAATATTCAATTTAGCAGTGTCACGACAATCAAAGGGTAAACCTTTCGATTGCAATAAAGAATGCCAACCTAAAACTCCCAAACCAAGCGCACGCTGTTTTTTAGCAAAGTTGTAAGCTTTTTCTAAATAGAAAAAAGCACGTTGTCCTTCAATTGTCCCATTATTTCTAATAGTATCAATCTTTTCAATAAATTCTGTTACTACAGCGTCCAAGAAATAAATCATCATCTCTACAGCATCAGTATCTTTCCATTCGTCGTAATGCAAAACATTCATTGAAGATAAAACACATACAAAAGATTCCTCCTCCGAATTGTGAAGTGCAATCTCTGAGCATAAATTTGAATTATAAATCTTCATTCCTTTTTCCTGATAAACCTCAGGGGACTTTTTGTTCATTGTGTCAGCAAACATAATATATGGATAGCCGATTTCTCCTCTACGTTGGATAACTTTAGCCCAGATAGCTCGTTTCTTTTTATCACCAGCAATCATTTCCTCCATAAACTGGTCAGAAACTGTTACTGCATGGGTTAAATCCTGAATAGGAAATCCTTCAGTACCTATTTCCAAAAATTCCATAATGTCTGGATGTTCAACTGGAAGGTATGGTGAAAATCTACCGCGACGTGTTGAACCCTGAGAAATGTTGTCCACAACACTTTGGAACAAGTTCATAAAGTGTACTGAACCTGGTGCGTGTCCGTTGTCTGTAATTTCAGCACCACGGCCACGAATGTTTCCAAAGTAACCTGAAGTTCCACCACCCATTTTACTCATCTCACCGACCTCCGCTTGAGTGTAAAGAATTGACTCAATATTGTCACCAATATTTGAACCAAAACAACTAACGGGTAATCCACGCTTTTTTCCAAAGTTCGCCCACACCGGTGAAGAAAGTGAGTACCACCCTTTACCCATATAATCGTAAAATTTATCCGCAAATCCTTCAATACCTAAAAGCTTTTCAGCGTGTTCAGCAATTGTTCTAATCCGTTCTAAAGAGTCTTCTCCTTCACTCAAATATCCTCGACGAAGAAATGTAATTGACTCATCATTAATCCAGTCAAAAGGTTCTCTATTTTCCATATTGTTATTGTCGTTGTTTTTAAATTAAAATAAATCGTTAAGTGTAATTGATTTTGACTTTTTGCTGTAATTTATACTGCGCTTGTTAAAGAAATCTGTATGCTTTGTTGTTAGAATTTCATCATCAAACCATTCGGTAGTTTCTAAAAGTTTTTCATTGACTTCAAAAATATTATCGATGTCAATTGAGTTCAATGAAATGTTAAAACGGTGTTTAATGAATTCTATTGTTTGTGCTTTTGTAAGAAAATCCAAATCACCCTTTTCAAAAATCCATTCAACAATTTCTGATTCAGCCTCAAAAGCTTCCTTAGTCGCTAGAATTAAATCTTCAACTAACTCAGGAGTCCACCAGGTTGGGTTTTCCTTTTTGATTAGGTTAACTAAGTCAAATCCAAATTCAGCGTGAATGTTTTCTTCCTTAGAAGTTGCTTCAACTGCGTTACTAATGCCTTTCAAAACGTTTTTATGTTTGTTAAAAGACATGATTACTAGGAATTGCGAGAAGAGTGATACGTTCTCCACAAACATCGAAAACAACACCACCGATTCAAAGTAATCTTGGTTTTCCACTGACTTTGAATTATAAATTGATTTTTCCAAATATTTGATTCGTCTACGGATTGCAGGAACTTCAAGTAAATTTTCAAATTCCCCATTCAATCCCAATAACTGCAAAAGGTGTGAGTATGCATCAGCGTGTCGCACCTCAGATTCTGCAAAGGTTGCACCAACACTTCCAATTTCTGGTTTAGGCAATCTCTTGTAGATATCACCCCAGAACGTTTTAACAGCAATCTCAATTTGCGAAATAGCAAGCATTGCACGTTGTACCGCCATCTTCTCCTTTTCATTTAAGTGTACCATAAAATCCTGAATGTCAGAAGTGAAATTAAACTCAGTATGAACCCAATAGGAATGACGGATAGCGTCAACATATTCCACAAGTGCTGGGTACTCGTAGGGTTTGAGATTAGTTCTCTTCATGAAGATATTAGGTTGGTGCTTTGAGCGATAAATGATATATTCTTTAGCAACATCATTCAAAGCATTATCCATTAATTTGTTTTCCACCATGTCATGAATTTCATCGACATGTGGTACCCCAATTTTATTATTCCTGAAGATACCCTTCTTAGTAATTCTTGCAATCTTTTCAGCCATTTCAACATCAACTTTGTTGATGCCACGCATAGCTTTGATAATTGCGTTTTTAATTTTTTCTTCTTCAAAAGGAACTTTATCGCCGCTTCGTTTAATAACGAAACGTTGTTCATTAAATGATTGTGTTTCTTGATTTTCCATAGTTTAAATAATTAGTAGCGGCAGACAAATTTAAGTTTTGTAATTGAATATTTTAATATCATAACATCAAGATTTTTAAAGATTTGAGTTTTGTTCTCTCTGTTTACGTTTTTCAAATAATTCTTTTACTCTATCACTCTTACGTTGCTCTTGTTGTTCTTCAAAACCTAAGAATGTTACTGATGACTCTGTGTCAATAATCAATAACTCATTGTCAAATTTGCAGTTTTCAAAAACAACACCATCTTGTCCCAAACGAGATTTAGTGATTGCTATGGTTGCAAGCTTCATTTCTTTTTGTTGCATAGTTTTTGCAACAGAAATAATTACGTGACCAACTTGTGCTTTTTTGATTGAGCCACCCATTTGGTCTGTTGTAACAACCTCAGATGAAATAGATGACCGATTACCTTGAGTTGCTGTCCATCCAGCAATTTCAAGTTCATGACACATTGCCTCAAAGTGTCTCATTACAGAACCTTCAGCTTTCCATTCGTCATTTTTAGTGTTTTCAGGTACAACACAATCAATATAATCTAAAGTAATCATGTCAATTTTTGTACCATCCGCAATCATTTTACGAACTTGATTTTTTATTTGTGCCATGGTCATTGTGTCTGATGGCAGCTTTTTCAAAATCAACTTATTAGGCATTGTATTTTGGATTGCGCCAACTTTTTCCATAACCTCTTCTTTTCTTGAAGAGAGATTATCCGGTTCAATGCCTGTCCAAATTGTAAAGTGTTTACGTTGAATGATTTTGGGATTGTCCTCGAAAAAAATCTGAAGTACATTGTAACCCAAATTAAATGCAGAGTTTGCAATCTTTGTCATCAGTGTTGTTTTACCAACACCGGTTGGTGCAAGTATAACCCCGATTTCACCTTTGGCAAGGCCACCTTTAAGAAGTCTGTCAATACCATCAACACCCATTGGTATTGGGTGTCTGTAATCATCATTTAAAACGTCATCCAGGCCATTAAATACGTCCAAGACACCAGATTCTCTTTCACCCACTTGTAGTGCTTCTCGAACCATCCCTTCAACCTGGTCGTAAGACTCAAAATCACCATTAGTGATAATTTTTTGTGCCTTGTCCATGGCTTTTTGTAATTCTTGTTGCTTACAAAATTTTAATGCCTTTTCTTGAACAAAAACCCCACCTTCAAATGGAGCTTCTTGGATTTGCTTAAGAGTGTCCAAGACAATCTTAAGGGCTAGTTCTTGACTTATCTCCGCTTTGGCAATTTGGTCAAGTGTATCATAGGTGGGTGTAGATTGATATTTTGAATAATATTCTCTTACCATTTGAATCACAAGTTTAAAATACTTGTTATCAAAATAAGATGGTTCTAAAACATCAATAATGGACTGAGCAAATTCTTTATCTAAGATTAATTGATTTAATAGTTGAAGTTGAAATGTATTTCCTAGATAGTCAAAATTTTTAGTCATATAATTGTAATGTATTCAGTAAATATTACCGAGATAGGTCGTATTCCATGTACTCGAAAGACAAATATTCTGCTGAAAAAATGTCAGTCAGTCCTTTCAGAATGTTTTTCAAGCTGGGACGTACATCTACAGTGTATCTAACTTTTGGTGGGTATATTTTTGCATCAAAAATTCGATGAAAGATTTTTTCGTCTGCCACTTTGACATACATATTAAAGTATTCCGCTTCGTCAGTATTTGATGTGTTTAACACCTCAGGGTCAAGATAAATAGCTTCCTGATTGTCCATCATGTACATAACTGTTTTCATTTTTAAATCAGAGATAAAATCATCTTCAACTTGCTTCATAAAAAAGGCAAGGTCGGCTGAGCGAGCTGCTTGTGAGTTGTAATTGCGGACATTGAAAAAACGTTGCACTACAATATTTTCATTCAACGTCAAAAGGAATTCCATCTTAAAAAGAGTTTCTTCTTTCATAATTAATTATTTTTTTTAAATTGTCGTTTTTCTTTTCTTGTTAATTTTAAAAAAGGTTTTAAAAATTCAACGAACGATTCGTCGGTTTTGGGGAGAAATTTGAAGAAGCCATCTTCCATCATCATTTCAATTACTTTCTTTGTTTCCCTACCTTCTGGGTCAAGAGACTCTGAGTAATATTGTGTAACAATTTTTTTGGATTCTTCATCAATCAATGGAAGTTTCAAGTCCATCAATTTTTGATTTACTAAGTAATACTCATTTTCTAATTTACCATTTTTCGTTAAACCATCTAAAATATTTTGTAGAACTTTTTGTTTAGGGTTTTCCATCGACAAGTTTTTTGTTCTTGTTAAAATATCATCAATAGAAATGGGTTTTTCAAGTACCTCGGGAAAAACTTTCATAAAAGTTTTTTCACCTAGTTGTTTAATCCCTTGGATATTATCACTTTGGTCTCCCAAAAAAATTTTTGCCACAAGAATATTTTGGTGTGGAATGTAAAAATTACCAAATTTCACTAAATCACCATTTTGATAAATGAACTTTTGTAGAGGGGAATAAACGGAAGTAGTTTCATCAATTAACTGAAGTAAATCTTTATCAGATGAAAAAATCATTTTATGTTCATCAGTAGATATTTGACAGTAATATGCTATCAAATCGTCTGACTCATTACCATCGATTTCTATTTGTCTAACAAAAATTTCTTCTAGATATTGTTTTACCCTGTTTTTTTGAAAAAAATATGACTCGAGTTTCTCCTCCGTCATATTATTATTCCGGTTTAATTTATATGCTGGATATAAATTACGTCGAGTTTGGGAGTTATGTTTTCCATCCCAAAACACAACGACTTTGTCGTACTCGTTGTCCACGAGTTGTTTTCTAAGGGTGTTAAGAAAGTGATAGATGCCCCCAATGTGGTTACCGGCAACAAATAGTTCTCGAACTCCATGGAATCCGATTTTGAATAAATTATCTCCATCTACTAATAGAGTTTTCAATTATTTTTTTTTTCAAATGTTATACAAAAAATGAAATGGTTGGCTGGTATTTCCAGCCACACCATTAGTCATTCACTAACGAACTCATTAAGCATCATTAGAAGCTCTCTGGGTCTTTTTCTTCCTTCAAAGTGAAGTCACCATCACTACCAATGATTTCCTTCCAGTAATCAGAATATTCTTTCTTGTAAGTTTCAATCGATGTTTTTTCTTCAGTAGTATCTTTACCCGCAATAAATCCATGTGGTGTTACA